CGGGCGGCGCACGCCTCAGGAAGGCCGCTGGGAGGCTCATGGGCGGCCTAATGGGGGTGCGTGTGTGTGTCGGACTGGGTGGGGTGCCGAAAGGCTCTCAGATTGGCTCCTGCGACCTCGGGTGCTTCTGGGGTGCGAACTGTCCGGAGATTCCGGCGGGTTGCCATCGGCTAGTCGTCGGTTGTAGGGTGGTCATGCTGATAGAGGCCCGCCGGATGGGTCGGAGTGAAGTTTCCTTTCCTTCTCCGTATGCCCGGCGGGCCTCGCCTTTACCTGGGCGCCCCTGCTGTGGTAGACTTCCCAGGTCAGCCAACGAAAGGACAACCATGACCAACCCCGACACTGGCCGCCAGTTCCCGAAGTGCACTCACTGCGGAGAGCCCTACCGGCCCCCGCGTACTACGGCGAAGGAGTACCCCGGCACCAAGCCCTACGGCGGCCGCGGCACCTGCAACCCCTGCTACCGGGAGTTGTTGCGAGGCTGCACCCCTAAGGCGCTCATCGACTGGACGGTCGAGCATAAGTGCTCCTCATGCGGCCAGAAGATGCGCCCCCCACGGAGCTCCGTGAAGGACTGGCCGGGTACGCGCCTCTACTCTGGTCAGGGTAGGTGCTCCACGTGCGCCAAGGAGGACCGGAAGGTCTACCCGACGGTCCGGGAGCTGGCTGCGATGGGGCACCCCTGCATTGAGCCGTGCCCCCTCCCGTCCGACAAGCGATCGAACATCTGGTGAAAGGAGCATCCATGCTGTACCTGCTCGTTTATGGTGACAAGTCGGCTCCGGAGGTTGATGTGATCCTCTGTGACAATCATCCCGAGCGCACGAATGATGGAACCCTGATTTTCAGGAATGAGGGCCAGAGGGACATGTACGTCTACCCAGGTGACTATCTGTCGATCCAGCATGCTTACTTCGGTGGGAAGGATGCTAAGCCGTCGTTCCTGTTCGACATTCGTGAGGGGTCCCCGTTGAATGAGGGCGTGTCTATGACCTACCCGGGGGATGTGTGATGACTGTTGCAGAGAAGGTCGCGTCGGTGCACGAGAAGGTGGCGTTGGCTGCCATGGACTGCGCCGCCGATGAGCTGCGTGATTCCCTGAATGATGCTGACCAGTGTGGGGCGTGGGATGTTCCGGCCCATAGGCGTGACGCTGAGCAGGATGAGGCTGTTATCCGCGTCCAGGAGGCACAGGAGGCCCTGGAGGAGCAGTTGGAGATGTTCGTGGATGACCGGTATGGGTTCGACGCGACGGTCCAGCTGGAGATGGGGGTCCTGTGATGGAGGTTTTTGAGCGGGCTGTCGACTCCTTGAGGGAGACTAGTCGTGAGGTTGACGATCTAGAGGCATTCGGTCTGAGCGCTCCAGTCGCCGATGACCTCCTGGATGAGGTGGAGGCCAGGTTTATCGACGCTCGCAGTCGGGTTGAGGCGATCCTGGCGCGCATGCTCTTTGATCGCGGAGTGTATGCGGATGTTGAGCTTCATGGAGTCAGTGCTGGTGGCGTGGAGTAAGCAATCTCGTCGCCGTAAGGAGCTCCCTAAGGACTGGGCGAAGATCAGGCAGACAGTCCTCAAAAGGGATGGTGGCGTGTGCGTGTTCTGCGGCAACCCCGCGAATCAGGTGGATCATATCTTCCCTGATGGCCCGCACGTGCCAGACAATCTCAGGAGCCTCTGCCAGCACTGCCACATGGCGAGAACGCAGCAGCAGTCCGTCGAAGCAAGAAAGCGCCGCTACAATGGACGCAATAAGACTCGCGGCCCAAGGCCAAAGAGTAAGCACCCCGGATACCTGTAGGAGACGACGATGGGAGTTAAGGGGCCGATCCCTAAGCGCAGCACGGAAGGGCACCGCACCACCCAGGCGAGGAAGCTCGACGGTGGCGTGGAGCCCGTGAACGTGGTCGCCGAGCAGGTCAAGCCCCCGAAGCCTGACCCCGACTGGCACCCGATCGCGAAGAAGCTGTGGAAGGCCGTAGAGAAGTCCACCTTCACTCGCTACTACGAGCCCTCCGACTGGATCGTCCTCTACTCCACCTGTGACGACTTGTCGAACTACAAGATGCAGGAGCGGCGCTCCCCTACGATGCTGGCGGCCGTGAACACGATGCTCACCAGCCTCCTCCTCACCGAGGGAGATCGGCGGCGCGTGCAGATCGAGATCAACCGCGTGGACGAGTCCGAGGCCGAGTCTGCCGGTGTGGTCGCTCTCCAGGCTTGGGCGAAGGCACGGGCCACGAAGTGACCGAGACGCTCCCCGCACCCCGGGAGCGAACAGACACGCTCCCCCTCGAGCTCCCTGAGCGGACGCTCGGGTATCACGCTGCCGCCTGGATGATGGACAACCTGGTGCAGCCTAACGGGCCGCGCGCTGGACAGCCGTTCATTCCGACGGACCGGCAGATCGAGTTCCTTCTGCATTTCTACGCCCTTACCCATAAGGGTTCCTTTGTGTATAGGCAGGGAATTAGAAGGTTAAGCAAGGGAAGTGGCAAGAGTCCATTCGCTGCCGCACTCTGCCTGTTTGAACTCCTCGGCCCTTGCCGGTTCGACGGATTCGATCGGCATGAGCCGTTCGGGGTGCGTGCGAAGCCAATGAGCATGCCGCTCGTGCAGATCGTCGCTACGTCGGAGGCTCAAACCCAGAATACCATCCGCATGGTCAGGGCGTTCTGTCAGAAGAAGGGGTCGCTGGCCCGTAAGTACGACCTCGAGGTGGCGAAGACGTTCATCGAGACGCCGGGCGGGGGGAAGCTCCAGCAGATGACTTCTTCCGCTCACTCGATGGAGGGTGGCGAGGTGTCCTTCGTTGTGGGGGATGAGCTCGAGCACTGGCTGCCCGCACAGGGCGGCCCGGCCATGTTGCAGACGATCCAGCAGAACGCCGCGAAGATGGGTGGGCGCTTCATGGGTACCTGCAATGCGTGGGTGCCGGGCGAGCAGTCGTCGGCTGAGGCGATCTTTGAGGCGTGGTGCGACCAGGAGGATGGTCTCACGCGCGGTAAGACGAAGGTCCTCTACGATGCGCGCATCGCCCCGCCGAACACGGTCCTTACGGACGAGCCTGAGGAGGGGCAGGTCGGGCTCACGGAGGCCCTCGAGTACGTGTATGAGGACTGCCCGTGGGTGAACCTGGAGTCGATCAAGGAGCAGATTTGGTCCCCCGAGTACCCTGAGTCGCGGTCGATCCGCTTCTTCCTGAATCGTCCGAATGCGGCTGAGGCGTCCTGGATCACCCTGGAGGAGTGGACGCAGCTGCGCAAGCCGGACCGGAAGGTGGAGCCTGGGGAGAGGATCGTCATGTTCTTCGACGGCTCCAAGTCCAACGACCACACCGCCCTCGTGGGGTGCTGCATGGAGGATGGGCACATCTTCAAGATTGGCCACTGGAAGCCTGAGAAGCCGCTTGGTGTGGTGAATGTGGCCGCGGTGGATGCTGGGGTGCGGAAGGCGTTCGACACCTACAACGTGGTCGCGTTCTGGGCTGACGTGCGCGAGTGGGAGTCGTTCACCCGTACTGCGTGGCCTGAGGACTTCGGCGACAGGCTGATCGTCCCCGCGGTGCGCGGCGGCATGTCCGCTTCGCCGATCGCTTGGGATATGCGGTCGCACGCGTACCAGTTCGCTGAGGCTGCGGAGACGGCGTTCACGGAGATTCAGCAGCAGACGTTCACTCATGATGGGGACTCTGCCCTGGGTGAGCATGTGTCGAACTGTCGCGTGAATGAGTTCAAGGGCCGCTGGTCGGTGAAGAAGGAGTCCCCGAAGTCCTCGAAGAAGATCGACCTGGCCGTGTGCATGATCGGCGCTAGAATGCTGTATAGACATGTGAAGAACTCGAAGGAGTGGGCGGACCTGACTGCTCCGCGAGGCGAGTGGAAGGTGTTCATGTGAGCTTCCAGAAGATGATCTCCAAGTTCTCATCTGGCGCCTACCGCCCCATCACCTATGAGGGCTACTACGAGGGGAAACGGCGCCTCGACGCGGTGGGTATCAGCCTGCCTGCGAAGGCGCGTGTCCTGGAGATTCAGGCCCCGTTCGCTAAAATGGCGGTGGATGTCCTCACCGAGATTCTGATCCCCGACGGGTACCGTGTCGCAGACGACGACAAGATGGGTGTGGTTGACCTGTTGCGGAAGACGTGGCAGGCGAACGACATGGATTCCCAGTTCAACCTGGCTGCCGCCGAGGCCATTAGTGCTGGCGCCGCATACTGGGTGATCGCCCCTCCGGATGACGAGCACGAGTTCGCTTCGATTCGCGCCGTGGATGCGAAGCATGCCCGTGTGCGCATCAACTTCCGTGGCGAGGTCGTGGAGGGTGTTGTCCTCTACCGCCGTGACGACGGCAACGTGGGTGCCACCTATTACACGCCCGGCGGCGTAGAGTTCTACGCGAAGGGCAAGTACGACTGGAAGAGTGCCGGACAGGGCCGCCAGGACCAGTGGGGGGCATCCATCGTCCCCATGTTCAACAGGGCGCGCCTGTCCGACAAATATGGGCGCTCCGACCTGCGTGAGCTCACCTCCGTCATCGACGCCGCCTCTAGGACGCTCACGAACCTCCAGGTGGCTCAGGAGGTTGCCTCCTCCCCGCTGCGCGCCGTCGTGGGTGATGGTGCTTCGGACATGATTTCCCAGTATCCCGAGAAGATGCAGGCGTACATGGGTAACCTGATCGCCATTCCCTCCGGCGGTGACGTGAAGCAGCTGACCGGTATGGCGCTGGACCCGTTCATCAACACGTACAGGTCCTACGCCCTCCAGCTGTCCGCCATGACCGGTATCCCCCCGTCGATGATGGGCGTCTCCTCGGACAACAACCCGACCAGCGCGGAGGCCCTGCGAGTGGCGAAGGACCGCCTGATCGCCCGCGCGGAGAACAAGCAGCGCCAGTTCAGTGATGCTCTCGAGAGGGTTGGACGGATCGTGGCGCAGGCAAATGGGATGCCCCTGGATGGGCTGGAGGCCCTTGAGGTGACGTGGCGTGACGCAGCCGCCCCCTCAACCTCCGCGCAGATGGCTAACGCCCTCCAGGCCCACAGTCAGGGCATTATCGGGGATGAGACGGCCCGCGAGTTCCTTCACCTTACCCCTGAGCAGCTGCGCCGCGAGAAGGCCCGTGGCGACAAGATGGATGCCGAGGCGGGCCTGGATATGCCGGAGGCTCCGGAGGCTCCCGAGGATGTGGAGGAGGACCCTAAGAGTGAGTGAGGCCCTCTTCTACAGCATCCTGCGCGGCATCGTCATGCTTTTCCGGCGTCGGGCAGAGGATGCGCTCAAGGCGTTCGAGGGACTCCCTGAGCCGCCCCCTGTGGAGCACGTGGGCGACCTACTGACTCCGCTCATGTGGCAGGCCAGGAAGCAGGCATGGGCCGCGGCTGCCCTGTTCCTGCGAGGCCAGGCCCGTAAGGCTGGCGTGCCCGAGTCGTGGATTCCTCCCCAGCCCAGCTACTCTCCGAAGACTATCGCCCGCACCATCCGCGGCACTCAGGGTGCACTGAAATCTCCGGAGGGGATGCGGCGCCTTGAGCGGTCCCTGGAGGGGCATGTGCTGGCCGCTGCGCGCCGAACCGTCGCCGACGCAGTAGACACTGCTCCGTCGTCCATCGAGCTCATTGAGGGCGCCCTGGATGACCTAGCAAAGGACCTCGAGGGGTTCTCTGAGCACACCCAGAAGGCGATCGTCGAGGACGTTGAGAAGGTCGAGTCCCGCCACCGCCCACGCATGACGCTGGATGAGGCTTTCGAGAAGGTCGCCGACAGGGTGGAGGAGGCCGTTCGCACCCTCGACGAGGAAGAGCTCGTTAAGGAGCGCCACCGCAGCATGAAGGTGTTCTCCGATGTGCCGGACAAGTATCGGCGCAATTCGCGTGGTGAGCTGATTGCTCGTCCATTCGCTTTCGCCCGCGTGACACACCCCAACAAGAATGGCCCCTGCGGCTTCTGTGCGATGCTCGCATCCCGTGGCCCGGTGTATAAGTCCTCGGAGTCTGCGGGAATTAGGGCTGACAGGTACCACGATCACTGTTTCTGCACGTGTGTAGCGGTTTTCACCTCCAAGCACTGGGAGGGGAAGGAACAGCAGGTCGCATTCGAACGTGTGTATAATGAGGTTGTGCGCGACCAGGACCTTCATGGAGAGGATGCTAGGCGCGCAATGGACAAGTACTTCCGGGAGAAGCAGAAGGAGCGCAAATGAGCGACACCCCCGCGCCTGAGCCCTCCGTCGTTGAAGAGACTGACGGACCTATCTCAACCACTGACTACCCTATCGAGCACCCCGAGGAGGCCTCCAATGAGACTCCTGCGAAGGACGAGGAGACTCCTGCGGAGGAGGCGCCGAAGGATGATGAGGAGACTCATTCGGATGAGGTGAGTGAGCTGCGCGCCCAGCTGGCCGCACTCACCGAGAAGCTCGAGGCGAAGGAGGCCGCCGAGCGTGCCGCCGCCGAGCTCTCCGAGAAGGAGGGTCTCCTCTCCAAGGCCAGCATTCCGGCCCGCTTCGCTTCATTCCTCACCGGAGACAAAGACTCGTGGCAGGAGCAGGGCGACGCCCCCCCCCCGCGCCTGAATCTCGCGGCGCGCCTCATCGGGCAGCA